CGCATGCGCGCGACGAGGCGTGGATCGGGCCCTCGACAGTGTCCACAGTTGCGCCGCTTGCGCGCCACGCAACGCCTAAGCGCTTGTTGCTGCCTGCGGTAATCGTTGCCCCTTCGGTTGCTGACCAATAAACGATTGAGCCTTGTTTAATATCGTCAGCCGCTTTTGCTTTAACGGTAAATACACCAGTAGTTAAGCCAACACCAATCCCACCTTGGGCAATATCACTTTCTGCAACAATTGCAAGATTTTCGATAATCGCAACATCACCGCTCTTCATGGCAGCTGTCGCGGTAAAGCGTACTGTATTGCCATCTTGTACATAATTTTTAGCCATACTTAATTAATCCTACGATTTATTTAATAAAAAACCGCACTTCGATTAAAAGTGCGGTCGTTATTTATGGTGATTTAAGTTACTTATTGGTAACTTTTACAATGCCGCGATAGTCAATCACGTTCACGCCTGCATCAATACGCACTTTTGTCGTCACACCATCAATGTTGAAGCCTTGTTGTTGCTCAATGTATGGCGATTCCACACCATCGAGGTAAGAGACTTCGATAGCCTGTTTGTTGATGAGGTACCACGATTTCGGATCAGCAAGCTGTAAGCGTGGTGATTTAATCGTTGGCACGATGTCGCGAATTGGGTTGATAATGCCGCTATTGATGTCCGCTCCTTCGACTGAAGCTGAACCTAACACCTGTTTCGCACGGGTGTGCAATGCGGTTGGTACTAGCATAAATTCTGGCTCAATAGAGAGCGGTTCACCGCGTACGTTCACAAAGCCGTTCATCATTTGAATGGCTTTGTCGATGTTCGCAACATCTAATGCTGCACCTGTGAGGCTGTTTTTGTGAGCAGCATCAAACAATTTCTTGCCATCTTGTGCGGTAGCATTGCCAGTGAGTAAGCTAAACACCAGTTTCGCAATGGTTGCACGTGCCGCTTGCCCCATTTTTGACGGGATCGTGGTTAATAGGTGCATATCGTCATTGATGATTGCCTGACGGGTAATGCTGAACATTTGCCCGTAGGTGGCAAGTGCTACTTGCGCACCTTCATCTCCAATCGGGCCGTAGGTGTATTCTTCACCCTCGCCTACGGTTGGTAAGTAACCAAACTCACTCAAGCCCACACGTTTTGCCGGGCGGAAGTCAGTTAAAATGCCGCGACTGGTAAATTGGTCGTAATTTTCGTTCGCCGTTTCCCAGCCTTTGATGAGTGATTTATGTGCCACATCAATCAAGATTTGCCCGAAATCGCTAGTCGAGTGTGTAAATGCCATCCCCACCATTCCCATCACGTTTTGACCTGCAACACTCACACCGCGATCTGTTAACGACGCACGTGCTAATTCACGCAAGCTCATTGCGGTGTAGGCGTTATCTTTCATATTTTCCGCGTCTTTATCGATGCCTGCACGGGCAAGTAAGGCTTGTTTTACGCTGTCGCCCACTAAGTTACCGTTATCGGCATACACATTGGCAGCAGGTACGCTTGGCGTGGTGTTTGCACCGAGTTTCGCCAGTAATTTGTCTTTCGCCATTTCCGCGGTCACGGATAAATCGCCCAAACATTCCACGAGTAAATCGTTGTACTTGTCGCCAAATTGGGAGAACACGGCTTTGATAGCGCAGTTGCGTTTTTCCATTTCCGCTTTCACTTGGGCGGTGTTATCTACCGTGACCACTTGTGGAGCGGCTGCTTGTGGTGTTGCAGTCGGTTCTGCGGTTGCTTGTGGTGCGGGGGTTGTGGTTGCTGCATTGGCTTGAGGCTTCATCAGCATATCTTTGATTGCTTTTGGCATATTGGTATAGTCTCCTAAACGTTTAGATTGAAGTTGTGCCATTGCCTTCACCGGCTCGGCGAGTTTGTCGGCAAAGCCGTGTTCAACACACTCTTTGCCATTCAGCCACGTTTCCGCAGCCAGCATTTCCGCCAGTTCTTCGGCAGATTTACCTGTTTTTGCCGCATAAGCGGGAATGAGGGTATCTTCCACTTTATCCAGTAAATCGGCGTATTTACGCATATCCTCAGCATCACCGCCTTGAATACCCCAAGGCTTGTGGATCATCATCATCGCATTTTCAGGCATAATGATTTCGTTGCCCGCCATTGCGATAACCGATGCCATAGAAGCAGCAAGACCGTCAATGGTGACGGTCTTGTTGGCAGGGTGATTTTTCAGCAAGTTGTAAATAGCAATGCCATCAAACACATCGCCCCCTGGCGAATGGATATGCAGATTTATTTGTTTTAAATTATTACCTAAGGCTTTAAAATCCTTAGCGAATTGTTGTGCCGAAACGCCCCACCCACCGATTTCATCGTAAATTGAAATTTCTGCGGTGTCGGTTGATTTCGCGTTGATTGTGTACCAAAACTGGTTATTCGGCTTTGTCCCGCTCGTTGCCATCGCCATTGGCGACAGAATTATCTTTTGTTTTTTCATTTGTCGTACCTGTGTTAGTTAAATCCGTGTCAAACTTCAGACCCAATTCTCGGTTTTCCTCAACCTCAACCTTACGTCTACGTTTAACTTCCGCTGGATTGCTACCGCTTGCTCTTACAGCTTGGCTTTCCGTTGCTAATCCGCCTTTAATTCGTTCTTTCCAGGCATTCGCCTCTTTAATTGGATCAATCCACGGCATCACAGGGCCACTATATACCGCATTGAATAAGGCGGTTTGATCTATTTGAGCTGGCACGTCAATTTCTCCGCTTAAAATCGCCATTTTTAGCCATTCTCGGTAAATTGGGCGGGAAATTTGTGCGACAAAAGCATCTTGTAACACCGCATAGCCTTCGAAACTTTCCACCAATTCTTGGCGTTGAGCGGAATAAGTACCGTTATAATCACGAGCAATACTGGAATAGCTGGAGCGTGTGCCTGCTGCGGTTGCACGTAACTGTCCATTGCGGAACCCTTCCAGATTGGTGTTCGGACGGTTGGAATTGATTAAACCAATATCTTCACCCGGTTTTAAATCATCAATCACCGCACCTGGTGCGATGTCAAAATAGCGTTCTGCTTGTGCACCCGTGTCGTCTTCGCCATAGAGTGCTGCATCCCCCTTTTTGATATACATCGTCATTGCCGCAGCAATGCGAGCGGCAACACGTTCGCTCTCTTCGTAATCTTTCAAATCAGCAAGGCGAACAATTACACCGTGTAACATTGAAACGCCACGCAACTGGTGCAGGCGTTTTTTAAAGGCAAGGTGCAACATATTTTCTGCAGAAACCTGTTTCACTTTATCTAAAGTGCGGAAGTTTTCTTGAGGATTTTCCAGATAGACGAGATAGCTGATCGGTTTTCGCCACGCATTGATAAAAATACCTTGCAGTAAGCGTTGCTGTTCGTCCGTTTGCATTGGCACAAAATCAGGCTCTAGGGCTTCTAGCGAAAAGGCGATCTTGGTGGCGTGTTTTAAGCCTACCACTTGCCCTTTCACTAACTGAATAAAGACCTCACCATCACGTAACCAGGTTCGCAGTAACATTCGTTCTAATTCGGGGCGAGTAAACTGCCCTGTTACTTCAGGGGTAATTGACCACTCTGCCCATTTTTTGCGGATAGTTTCCGCTAATGCTTCATTCACTTCACCGTCCACATTCAGCGGTTGCGGTTCAATGTGAATGCCTTTTGAGCCAATCACGCGCTCTTCCATTTTGTCTAAAATGCCGATCACGATGTCGTGATTTTGATCTAACGCACGAGCTTGTTCACGAAGCGAAACTGAACTTTGTCGAACAGCACTGTTCGCTCCTTGGCTTTCGCGTGTGGCTTTATGGGTTCGATTCGGCAATGCTGCTTCATAGGCATTGAGTACATAACGCTGCTTTGCCCGATTCGCTGCCCAACTGGGGGCAAGCGTGGCGATTGTTTTTTCAAGTAGGTTCATCGTTACCACCAACGGATTGCCGTAATAATGGCAGGAGATACCCAAGCCATTGCGAAAATAAACGCAAGAATAATCACACAATAAGCAAACTTGCGGGCTTTTTCCGAGCGGTCGATAATTTCTAACATTTTGCGTATCTCCTCAAATATGTTAAAATTCATTTAAATTTATGTCCTCTTAGAGCTAGTAAGTGGATATGAAAAAACCCCAAACATTGCGAGTGTTCGGGGTTTTGTTTTATCTAAATTTCAACCACGCCAAAAGCCGCTTGCGATTTCTCACAAGCGGTTATTTTTTAGGTGTGATTTACAATGAGCTGTTTAGCTTAGGTGTTGCACCATTCGTTGCCAAGTAATGCGGTTGGACTGTTTGAAAGGTTCAAGCAGTTTTCGCATTGTGTTGAGCAGTTCTTTGTGTTGTCTGCCGTATTCATGGTAGTGGCTGTACACGATGGGGTGTAGTCGGCTGCCGATGGCTTCAAGCGGTTGTTCAAGTTTGCCGAGCAGTTCGTTCATTTGTTTGTGTCCGAACCATAACCAGAGGAGATTTTCTAATTCGTATTCGGTAAAGTCGAAGCTGTGTGTTTTTTCGGGTTCTATTTTTTGGTGTTCGTATTTACCTGTTTTACGAATAGCTGGTAATACTTCGGCGGTTACCCATTTTCTGAAACGGTGTGGGATAGAGCCTTTTTTGACTGCATCACGACAACGTAAGATCAAAGTATACATTCCGCTTTCACTGACTAAATTTACTTCTTGAACTTGTTTTCCGATACTCTCGGTTAAACCGAGGGTATTATCTAAAATCATTTTCTCATCGTCATCTAGCTTAAGAAGAGCATCTGTAACATTGCTGATATTTAACGATGTGCAAATATCTTTAGCGATAAACCAAGGTTCCTCTTTGATTACGATAGTGCGAATTGAATGTTGTTCGAAAGTGAATGTAGCTAATTTGTTTTGGGTTGTGGGTTGATTTGTCATTGCTGACTCCTTGTGATTTTTCTGAAATTAAATACCCTGTAAATAGGGCGTCGAGAGGTTCAGAAGCCTTCACAAGTAGACCGGGATTATTCCCCTTTCGGGTATTGTATTCTCCGCCCTCTCGACATTGAATTTTCAAATCGCTTTAATGGTAAGGAAAACGATCTGTAAATTTTGGACATAAAAAAACCGCTTGTCTGACGGGTGCGGATTTGCCGCTTGTGATGTAGGTTTCTGACGCCTATGGGGTGGATATTACTACTCAATTATTGGGCTGTCAAATTAAAATGCTGAAATAAATCAAGTTGAACAACGTTCGCACGCAACATTTCAATTTCTTTAATTTCTTTTTTACGTTGTAACATTAAATGGCTACCATTTGTGCCATTTTGCTTTGATAATTTCTCAAACTCATCAATTTCTGCCAGTTTTTCTTTGACCGTTTCCCGTGTTGCAATACCCGTTGTCCAGTATTGCCATAACACTTCATCGCATTCTTCTTTAAAAGCAATAATTTTTGCTCGTTTTATCGGATCAGAAATTTTCTTAGGTTGTAACGAATAGAGCCAAGCAGGAAATTTACGCAAATTCATACAAATCATTTGCTGAACACCACCATTTGTAGGTATCAGGATTTCCTTGATACCTTTGCTAAAATGCTCAAGTAACTTCTCGTGCTGACCTTGCCAAGAAAGTCCGATACTTTCTGTGATCGTTTTCATTACAACATAAGGCTGTTCATTATGCTCAACTAACAATAATTCAGCACCAAAGAATGGTACTTTTAATAAGTTGATTTCTTGTTTCATAATATCTCCTAGTTCTCCACAAAAGAGAGCCTGTAAGAAACGGTGAGTGGAGAATGGAAACACCGCTTTCGAGTGTACTTTTCTATCTTGCAGGCAATAAAAAACCCCAACTGTTGTCGGGGTTAAAATCTTGGATTTAAGTTTGAATACCCTATCCGATGCCTTTTACCGTTGGCTTGCTTGATTAGCATTGCCCGCTCTTCTTGCAGGGCTTTTCGCATTAGGCGGATTTCAGAGAGGGATTCTCGGGTAACACTTCTGCCGTTAAAAGTAACTGTTTTGCCTGCTAGCACATCTAAGATCGCTTGGTCGCAGGCTTCAATCATTTCATCTAATTTTTCAAGCTGGCTCACAGCCAACCTCCTTTTTTACGTCCGCCACCGTTGAGCCAGCCATTTTTAGCGGGCGTGGAAGCGGTCAATTTTGCTGAAGGTTTTGCCATTTCTTCGACATTTTCGACCGCTTGCGTTGAGTAGATGCGGATAATATCGGGGTTTACCTCAGGCAATTTTGCCCAAAGTGGCACATTGTTTTCATCGCCCCAGCGGATTCGTTCATACCCTCGCAAGATCGCAATGGCGTGAGCATAACAGAATAAGTCGAAGGCTTCGTTATTGCCTTTGCCTGGTTTACGCCATTTGCCATCTTGTCCACGTTCTTCGTCAGTTACTTGTAATGGGTCACCCTTACCTCGTGCTTATTTTCGTAAATACGAAGCAAAAAGCGGACGAAGTGACAAAAGACCTTCGTAGTCATAACTTTAAAGTGGCAACGATTCACGGAGATATTCCTTCAAGAGAACGTCG